ATGAAAACGAAGGAATTAGAAGCAGCATTGCCTGATTGGCTGAAGCTGGACAATGTGATGATGGGAAAAGGCGGCGTAGTGACCAGGGCTCTGGCGCACTCCGCGCGTGATGAGAGTAAGCGGTGCATGTCGGTGATATTCGACAGTAAGGGAAGAGGCTACACGCGCATGTTCGTGGTAGTGGAGGACGTTCCCAGCGAAATTCTTTCGCACAACCCGGGCGACGGCCGAAAAGTGGTGTACGTGAACGGATTCAAATACGTGCGCGACGAATCGATGGACTTAGACGTTTCGTGATATGTACGTAGACAAGGACAGCTTCGGCAAATACTGCCTGATGGGGATGACACGCGAGGAGCTTGAAGGTCTCGTCAGAATGATTAAGGGAGCTTCCTTGCCAGAGCGTCGTATGTTCCACAGAATTATGAGAGAGGTAGGTGAAGTATGAAGTATGTGGTTACTGGTGTGAACAGGCTGACCGGCGAAAGAGAGACTATTTCGTCGCCTCATGTCGAATGGAAGGCCTACGACCTGATGCGAAAGTACAAGGGCTATCAGGCGCGTGCCGGCAAGAACAGTGCATACACCCATCTGAAGGTAATGCCTGCCAGCCAGGAAGGAGAACTTGAATTTTCAAATACTATAACAGATTAATTATGGATAAGTGGTTTTTTATTGAAGTTCAGACACATCAGTCTGTCAACAAAATGGGCCTTGAATTGGGCAAGTATGTGGAAAAGAGATACAACCAGACGGTAGTTCATAAAGACTGTATCGGCGATATCTCTGCAGATATTAAACAGAAGATGGATGAACTGCAGGAGAAGTACCCCCGCTGCCGGCCTTTCAAGTTTGAAAAGCGTGTATATGTCGGTAGGTATCAAGAAAAGATTATTGACTTGTCCGCCAAGCCGGACAATCCCTACAACGACAACTACGTCTTCATTCTGAGGACGAAGTTTGTCAGGAAAATGAATCTGGAAACCAGTCTTCACATATAAAACGCCAGTAAATTATGGACTATTACGAAGCACAAGAACTGGCATGTGCCATTCTGGGTCTCAACTACGACGAACTTGTGGATGAAGGCCGTGAGAGCGAAATAGAAGAAACCTTATGGGCCAAATTTAATATCGACATCAACAACTTCGTTAACCTGTTGAAAGCCCTGCTGCCATTCACACCTGTAGTCAAAGCCGGACTGTCAGGTTCTTTGTACCATGCCTTCGTTAAAGAGAAGGAAGGAATAATGATCGTAAAACAGGCTGTTAAGGAAAATCAGACATGACAAAGAAAGAGTGTTTAGGATTCTTCGGAATATCAGACTTAATGGAGTTACCACAGGCTGTTTCGCGGCTGCTGGCACTGCCTTTGGGTGAACGTAACAGACGGTACAGAGAACTCATAGCCCTGAACGGGCACGACATGAGCAGCGACTGGTTCCAGTTGCTGTACGAGCAGGAACTGGCCCAGCGCAAGCAGAAGGGACAGGATTTCACGTCGATGGAAGTGGCCAGCTTGCTGGCACGTATTGTCCGTGCCGACGGAAGCATCCATGAGCCGACGGCGGGCAACGGCGGACTGCTCATCCGCACGCTGTGGGAGAGCCAGCAGCGCGTGATGCCGTGGGAGTGGTTCCCATCAGAGCATCAGGTGGAGTGCTGGGAACTGTCAGACCGTAGTGTTCCGCTGTTACTGCTCAATCTGAGTATTCGTGGCGTGATGGGTGTTGTGTATCACGGTGACGTGCTGGAGCGCAGCGTCAAGGCGCGTTATCTGCTGCTGAACCGCAAAGACGATGCGCTGGGTTTCTCGGAGGTCGTCAGGACTGACAGTGGAATGATTGTCAGAAAGGAGGTGGGCGTATGACAATACAGGAAGCAATAGAGAAGTTCATCGAATACAAGAAACCTATATGCAAGGTATCTACAATTGGCAACTACAGGGCGATGCTCCGCAAAATGACAGAGACAACCGTCAACCCGTCCGACCCCATCGAGGAGGTCAATTCACAGTACATCCAGCAGGTGTATGACAGGAGCAAGTCTCTTGGTCTTTCCGAGAAAACCGCCCGCGACCACATCACACTCCTGAAGAACGTTTACAACTCTGCCGCCGCCCTCGGCATAGTCGAAGAGCGACTGCTGAAGGTGTCGTACAGCAAGGTAGGCTTTGAGAGGGGCGAGAAGCTGAAGATTTACCGTAAGGAAGAGTTGTCACGTATCATGTCATGGCTGGAGTTGAACCCCCACTTCTGGACGCTGGGAGTCTATATTTCCATCTTCACGGGCGCGCGGATCGGGGAGGTCTGCGGTATAAAGTGGGAAGATGTGGACTTTGGAGAAAAGACCATCCATGTGCAGCGTACCATCGAGCGCGGCGTGGCAGAGGGAGGGAAAGGCACGATGGTTTACGTAAACACGACGAAGACCAGAAGCAGCAACCGCTACCTGCCTATCAGCCAGCCCATAGAGAAGCGTCTGAAAGACTGGAGCCGTGTGTCGCGTCCAGAGTTCTATGTCACGAGCAACAGCCTTGAGCCTATCGAGCCTCGCGTGCTAAGAGAACGGTTCGTCAGAGCGTGCAAGGCGGCAAACGTCACTTACAAGGGGTTTCACTCGCTGCGCCATACCTTTGCCACGATGATGCTTGAGAACGGCGTCGACATCAAGACCATCAGCGACATACTTGGTCATTCAAGCGTCGAGATAACAATGGACGTGTATTCTCACCCGTCAGACGATGTCAAGCGGAAGTCTGTGAACAAGACGTTTAGGAATCTGAGATTCGAATAGGAACATTATAAAAAGATAAAGACTATGACAAAGAAAGAGAAAGATATCCTGGACAAACTCGTAGAGACTCTGCAGGGCTACGAGAACGAATGTTGGCAGCAGATGTCATTTCTGAGGGAAAACAATCTCAACGTAGAGCATGAGGCTGTCAGATTAAGACAACAAGCATATAATCGCAGCAAACTGGAAGTCTTAGTTGCGATTAACAAAATAAAAGGTATTACAAAAAAATCAAGATGAACAAGAAAAGAAACAGCAGAAGGCTGCAGCTCACAATCCCAGCCATCAAGAAGCTGAGAGATATGATTGAGCGCGGTGAAATAGGCAAAGGAATGATCGATTCGGGCGAAAGCTGCAATGCCGGGAGCGTCAAAGTTAGATACGTGCTAAAGAAGAGACCTTGGATCATAACAATAGAAGCAAAGCGTCATGGCCATTGATAACATACAGATAACCCTGACCAAAGGTCAGAAGTATAAGCTACGCAGTCCGGAGGATTTATCGGAGATAGACCGTGAGCGGACAGCGCTGTTTGTGTTTGACAATCTCCAGGTCTATAACGGCCAGAGTGACGGTGAAGTTGACGAAGATGGTGACTTCTGCATCACCTTACCGGGAAAGTACCACGCCATCGGCATGCCGTTTAGCCGTCTGGTGGGATGGGCATATAAAAGAAAGGGAGATAAACAATGAGCAATTTACCATTCAAACACATAGGCGAACGCTTCGAACTCGCAGGCCTTGTCTATGAGGTGCAGGAATCCGATGTCGGGTGCGACGGCTGCTCGTTTCTGTACGAGGAAGAATGCGAATGCGTCATGACGGACCGGGAACGTCAGGTGGCAGGCATGTGTGCAAGCGTGTTTCGCCCCGACGACGCGTTTGTCATCTTCAAGCAGGTTAGCGAGGTTCCATGACCGCCGCCCCGTCTTTTCACGACATTCGGATTACGACTAAATTTGCAGCGGAAAAAAGAAACTTGTAATGATCGACAAACAAAAAATCTACAACGCCACGAGTGGCGGCCTCGACGTTTTTGCCTACCTATGGCCGGACGCCAGGCGCGTAATCGCAAAGGGCGACACGTCGAAAGCCTTCAAAATACGTCCGGACGAGCGCACGGGCAGCGCCCACCTGAAGCAGAAGGGCGACCACTGGGTGGCCACCGACTTCGGCGACGACGGACAGGCCCGCAACTGCTTCGACTGGGTGATCCGCGAACACCACCTGAGCGGCTTCAAGGAGGCCGTGGCATGGATCGTCACGAACCTGAACCTATCCATCGACGACATCACCCCGGAGCGGAACAAGCCCCTGAAGATTGAGCGCGAGCAGACCACGGCCCCGGAGGGCTCGGTGCAGTTCGAGGTGCGCGATGGCCATCAGTTCACCAAGCGCGAGCTGGAGGTGTTCGGCGACCTGGTCACCCAGCAGGTGATGGACGAGCTCCACTGGCTGCCGGTCACGTGGGTGGGAACGGTCAAGAGCGGCATGATCACTAAAATCTATTCTTCCGACGACTACCCCATCTACGCCCGCGAGTGCATCGTCAGCGACGCCAAGCTGGAGGTGAAGGACAAGTTCTACAAAATCTACAAGCCGCTGGAGTTCAAGAAGCAATACCGCTTCATGGTGAGCGGCCAGCGGCCACGCAACTATATCAACGGCCTCTACGAGCTGCGCATGGCCTATCAGAAATACAAGTCGCAGCAGCAGAAGGAGTTCGACGCCGACCCAGCCAACTACGGGAAGGAACTCACCTTCGAAAAGCTCAAGGGGGCCGTGATGGCCTCGGGCGAAAGGGATGCTGCCGCCGTGCGCGCTCTGGGCGGCTTCCCCATCTGGCTCAACTCCGAGACCGACGAGCTGGAGCCCTACGAGGAAAGCATCATCCGCCAGTGTGCGCAGACCATCTACAACATCCCCGACCTCGACGAGACCGGCATACGCCGCGGCCAGTACCATGCGCTGCGCCATCTGGACATCCGCACGATATGGCTGCCTACGTGGTTCCAGAAGTACCGCGACGCTCGCCACCACTTCCGCAAGGACTTCAAGGACTTCACCGAGGTGGTGGACAACGAGCAGCAGACCTTCAACCGCCTGATGGACCAGGCACTGCCCGCCACGTTCTGGACGCGTAAGACGACGGCCTCGGGCAAGGAAAAATACGAGATAAACAGCGTCTGCCTGCTCTACTTCCTCCGCCTGCAGGGGTTCCACAAGCTGCGCGACCGCGAGAGCGGCGAGACCACCTATATCCGGCTCGAGGGCAACGTGGCCGAGCGCGTGACCACCGCCGACATGGCCGAGTTCCTCATCCGCTGGAGTCAGGGCAAGGAGCGAATTCCCGGCTATGAGGATAAGCTGAGCGACGTGCAGCCCCATGCCATCCAGAACCTCATCATCGACTCGCCCAAGTGCAGCCCGTCGGCTCTCGAGAAGGTGGAGACCATCGAACTCGACTTCACCAGCCACACGCCCACCGAGCAGTATTTCTTCTTCGAGAACGGCACCGTGCGCGTCACGGCCCAGGGCATCGAACTCATACCCAAGCGCGACGGCAACAAGCTGAAGTTCTTCGTGTGGAAAGACCAGATCATCCCCCACAAGTTCACCCCCCTGCCCCCCATGTTCCGGGCAGAGAGAAACGTAAACACCGAAACAGGACGCGACGAGTGGACCGTCAGCCTTCGCCCCGACGCTCCGGAGGGAGAGCAACCGGCCGACAGTCCCTGGGTACCGCAGAGCCACATCATGGGCTATCTCGTCAACAGCAGCCGATTGTTCTGGCAGAAGGAGATGGAGCAGCCCTTCGACGGCAAGCCCGACGCTCCGGAACTGCGCCGCCTCTACCGCCGGGAACATCCCTTCTGCATCACATCCCCCCTGCTCACCGAAGAGGAGAACCGCAAGCAGATGCAGTGTCTGGCCAACAAACTCTTCATCATCGGCTACTTCGGCTGGGGCTACAAGATGCAGAGCCGCGCCTACGCTGCCTTTGCCATGGACTGGAAACTCGACGAGATGGGCGAGGCCAACGGCGGCACGGGTAAGTCGTTCCTCTTCGAGCAGGCCCTGCCCAAGCTCATCGACACGCTGAAGCTCGACGGCAAGCAGAAGAAGCTGGCCGACAGCGACTTCAAGTTCTCAGGCGTCACACGCCGCACGCGCATGGTGCTCATCGACGACCTCTACCGAGATTTTCCCTTCGACACGTTCTTCTCCAACATCACCGGCTCGCTGACCGTGAACCCGAAGAACCTCAACCCCTTCAACATTCCTTTCTCCGAGGCCCCCAAGTTTGCCTTCACCACCAACTTCGTGCCCAAGATATTCGACGGATCATCAGAGCGACGCATGCTCTACATGGTGAACTCCGACTACTACCACTCCATGACCTCCGACGACAACCAGTATCACGAGACGCGCACCATCCGCGACGACTTCGACCGCGAGCTGCTGGGCGACACCTATCCCGAAGACGCCTGGAACGCCGACTACAACCTGATGCTGCAGTGCGTGCAGTTCTATATGTGCCAGGTGCAGGCCGGAGTGAAGATACAGCCGCCCATGGACAACATCCTGCTGCGCGCCAGCCGCATGACCATGGCCGACAAGTTCTTTGAGTGGGCATCACAGTACTTCGCCCCCGACTCGCGCCGGCTCGACTGCCTCGTGGAGCGCAACGCGGCCATCAACGACTTCCGCGTGAACTACAACATGAAGGACATCACCACCAACATGTTCTTCCGCAAGATGCGCGCATTCGTGAAATACTGCTCCTACACGGAAGAATTCAATCCCGACGAACTCTGTGCCCAGTCCAAGCCGGGGCACATCATCAAGCGCAAGACCTCCGACGACGGCCTCTCAGGCGAACCCGTGGAGTGGATTTACGTCCGTTCCAACCGCGAGGTGCTGAAGATGATCCTCGAGCAGAACGAGCGCGACCAGGCCAAGCTCGACGTGGTGCCCACCGAGGGAGTATTATTCCAAAAAGACGACGAACCGTTCTGAGCCCTGAGAAAGCCCATTAGATAAGTTTCATTTTTCCTGCCGTAAGGCCGCGTGTCAAGATTTCAGATTGGCGCGCGGCCTTCATTTGTGCCCGTCGGCCGCTTTCCCTCCTTTCCTATTTCTTTAATGTTTCTATTTTCCATAAAAAAGTGAAACATTTGAAACAAGAAGGAGGAAGAAAGGTATAAATATGCAAAAATGAGGGTGTTACGGCTGTTTCACTTTTCGTTTCACTTTCCGTTTCACTTTCGGCCTGTTTCACTTTTCTGAAACGCCGGAGCCGCCCGCCGACCTCCCGATTGGCCGTTTCCGCTGTTTCTTTTGTTTCAGTTTCACTTTTGAAACAAGCCCCTCCCGAAAAGTGAAACACGACTCGGCTGCTGATTATCAGCCACTTGCGAGCCAAAAAAGCCGTTGTTTCAAAAAATCACTTTTTTTCGGCAAAAACAGAAACAGGAAAAAAAGAAAATCAGCAGTTCCAGCTCTTTCTTTTATCCGGGCGGCAGAAAAAAGTAAAGAAAAATCAACATATCACGCCCCCGATGGTACAGCAGCTGCTGCCAGGCCCTGATTGACAGTCAATGAGGCCCTGATTGACAGTCAATGAGGCCCTGATTGACAGTCAACGAGGCCCATTGTTACCTAATGAGGCCCTGATTGTTACCTAACGAGGCTCTTATTGTTAGGTGATGGTGGAAAAATTCACTCGAAATTGAAGAAATATTCAAATATAATTGTATCTTTGTGGTCAAATCATGATTCGAAACATGGCAGAAGAAAGATGGGTGATATGGATGCCTTGCAAGGGGTATGTGAAACGGTGGCTGCTGGCCAACTTCAATAAGCCGGACCACCGATGGCCCGAGATAGTGAACCTAAGGGCCGACAAAGTGCTGCAGAACTCGTTCTACAACCATCTGCGCCGCAACTACTCGCCTCGTGGAGAGCAGCGCGACCTGGGCACACGCTATCCCGAACAGGTGGCCATCGAATACACCAAGACCGCCTTCGACCGCTACGGCTGGTCGCTCACCGACCGGGAGCTCATCGAGTTCAACAACGAGCTGGAGGCCCGCGTGCGCCTGCTCATGCGCAACTACGTCATGGCGCTGCGCTCCATGGGCGTGCCCGTGGGCAAGTGCATCCAGAGCTTCCGCCAGATGACCGGCATCACCGAATGGGACTGGAGCGACGACAGTATCCGCCGCGACCTGGTTCGCCATATCCCGAAGGGCATAGACCGCGATTTCCGTGAAATTCTGTTAAAAGTGAGGCAAAACTTCTGCGCCCAAATGACAAACTTGGGACAGCTCACACGGCAGGGGTATCTCAACTACTGTGGCGCTTCACTAAATGATAAATGATAAATGATAAATCGTAAAATCGTAAAATCGTAAAATCGTCAAATGAAAGAGCTCTCCTTCGACTTCGACAACTTCGGCGGCACGCTCCACCTGTATGCCGTTCCTGCCGGCTCGTTCCGCAGGATCGTGAAGAACTACGCCGACGGTACTGCCACCGCCCAGTTCCGCAACCGCCAGGACATCATCTCCATCGAGATGTTTGCCGATGACACCTTCCAGTTCTCCGAAACCAAGGACGTGGCCGATGGCGGCGTGTTCTACGACGTGGCCATCTCCGGCATCATCCCCAAGTGGGCCGAGGCCAACGACAGCCTCATAGACGAACTGGAGCGAGGCCAGTGGCTGGTGGTGACTAAAGACAACAACGGCACGGTGCGACTGGCAGGCTCGACGGACAACCTGCTGCGTTTCAACACCGTGAAGGATACCGGCACCACTCGCCCGGAACGCAACGGCATCGCATTCACCTTCAGCGGCAAGCAGCCCAACGCTGCCGTGGCCGTGGATGCCACGGACATGCTTTCCTAAACTCTAACCCTAGGACCGCCCCTCCAGAGGAGAGGGGAATTATGCGCTTTTGTCGCTTTTTAATAATGTGTGTACCCCGTGGCCGTCCATCGGCTGCGGGATTTTTCTTTCGTAACTTCGCAGTGCTTTATTAATTAACGCATAAGATTAAAGTATGAAAGAAATTCGCATTGAAGGCGAGATTGGCAGCTGGACCCGCTACGACGTGCTCCACCAGCTGCGCCAAGCCAAAGGTCAGCCCGTCACCATGAAGATTGCCTCCTATGGTGGCGATATCGGTGCGGCAGTGGCCATCTCGCACGCCATTCAGGAACATGGCGACGTGACCGTCGTCCACGATTCGCTCAATGCCTCTGCAGCCACCTGGCTGCCGTTCGGTGCCAAGCAGATTCGCATGCACGAAGACTGCATGCTCTACGTCCATTGCTCATCCATGGAGGTGTTCATGTTGCAGCAGATGAATGCAGAGCAGCTGAAGGAACTCGGGCTCGACATCGAGTCGGACGTGCGCTCGCTCGAAGCCATGGACCGCATGATTGCCAACAAGTATGCCAAGCACAGCGGCGGCAAGTACACCCCCGAGCAGATGCTCGACCTGATGCAGAAGCACCCATGGCTCACCGCCCAGGAGTGTCTCCAGTATGGCTTCATCGACGAGATTATCTCGGAGCCGAGCGGCAAGAAGGTCACCAACTCCATGGCCAAGCAGTTCCGCAACTGCGCCATTCCCATGCCCGAGGGCGTGGAGGTGGAGAAGACGCTGCTGCAGCGCATCGCCGAGCGCCTGGGCATCACCCAGGGGGACGCCCCACAGACAAAAGACTCTTTTTCTTTTTCAAGCGACATGAATAAAAAGTTTATCACCGTCAATGCCCTTCTCAAAGTGGAAGGCATTGAGCAGTCGGCCGACGGCAAGCTCGTGCTGACTGCAGAACAGTTTCAGGTCATCGAGGACGCACTGGCTGAGAGTCAGGGCAAAATCGAGAATCTGGGCAAAGTGGAAGCGGCGCTCGCTGCTTCGAAGACTTCACAGAAGGCAGCCGAGGACAGCCTGCAGGCCGCTTCTGACACTCTCGACACCCTGAGCGATGACATCAAGCAGATTGAGGGCATCGACCAGAAGGTGGCTAAGATCAAGGAGATGTTCGACAAGATTCCTGCCGTGCAGACACCGGCTCCGGCAAAGCCCGCCACCGACCAGTTTGCCGACATCCGCAAGGACCCCGTCAACTTCTACGAGGAAGACTAAACTCCCAAACTCCTAAACTCCTAAACTCCAAGAGAATATGGCATTCAACTACAATGATCCCATCGACATCACCGCCGTCAACACTGCGGTGAAGAAGCACGGCAAGACCCTCGACGCCATCCCGCGTCTGGGTGCCGACGCTATCCTGAAGCACATGACCCCGCTCCAGGGCATCACGGACTCCTACACCTTCACAAAGGCTGTGCTGAAGACCGTCTCCAGTAAGTACACCGGAGAGTTCAAGGGCCTGAAGAACATCGGTAAGTTCGTGCCCCGCACGCTCACCGTCTATCCCATCGTCATTGAAGTGCTCGACGAGCCCGAACGCTATCGTCGCAGCTACGTGACCGAGGTGCGCGGCGCCATCGAGATCGCCAAGCATCCGTTCGAAATGTGGCTTGTTCAGGAAATCCTGAAGCAGGCTTCCAACGACCTGCTCGGCGCCCTGGCAACAGCCAAGTACAGTTCCGCCGAGGCGAATACCGCCATCACCGACGCCTTCGACTCCATCCCCGCCATCGTGGAAGCAGAGAAGACCGCCGGCAACATCTCAGTGGCCAACGACAATATGGTGGCCACCGCTGCCTTCACGCGCGCCAACATCGGCGACGAGCTGCTGAAGATGTGGCGCTCGCGCAACGACATCTTCCGCCGCATGAAGTCGAAGCTCTTCATCAGCGACACCCTGGGCGACCTCTACGATGACTGGTTTGCCGACGAGCACCCCGGTGTGCACGACGTGGGCAAGACAGCCGACGAGACCGGCCAGCAGTTCCTCTACGGTTCCCATGGCAACTGTGAGATTGTTCGTGTTCCCAACCTGCCCGAGAACAGCCAGTTCGTGATGCTCACCGTGCAGGAGAACGTCTTCTACGGTTTCGACAAGATGAGCGACATGCGCACCATCAAGGCCGTGCCCCACGACTACAAGTTCAAGGCACTGGGCAAGTATGTGTTCGGCACACAGCTGGCCTACATCGGCCCGGAGCTCTTCGTGGTGAACGACAAGCCCGTGACGCCGGCTACTCAATCGGCCGGAGGTAACACTGGCGGTGAGACAACCGGCGGCGGCGAAGAGGAGACCTACACCTACACGGAGGTTACTCCAGTCGGTACCGAGAACCCAAGTACCGAGGGCTGGTATGTGAAGAACCAGAGTGATGAGTACGAACTCACCACCGACACGACCGTACAGCAGGGTACCACCTACTACGAGCGTTCCTGATCATGAACCCTTAAAGACATACGACTATGCCAAATACTTCATGCGTAACTCTCGCTGACATTGACCTCGGTCTGTCATGCGCCGACCAGGACAACATGGGTGGCATCGTGCCACAGATCATCTACGGCTATTGTGACGACGTCGCCACATGGCCCGAGAAGCCGGCACCCTCCGGCACTGCCACCACCACCATGACGCTCGAGGCTGCAGGCGGACTCGTGGGCGACCTCGTAATGGCTTCAGGTGCCCGCGCCTACAAGTTCGACTTCACCGACGACACCGGCTCGTTCCAGATTGCCATGCAGGGCGAGAAGGGCGGTGAGTCGTTCGTCGAGACGCTGACCATCGTGGCCCAGAAGATTCGCAAGATTCTCCTTGGTTTCATGAACGCCACGAAGGGCCGTAAGATCTTCATCATCGTGAAGGACAACAACGGCCAGTACTACCTGATGGGCGACAAGGACCATGGCGCACAGCTTGCTGGCGACAGCGAGGGTGCAGTGACCGGTGCTGCCTATACGGAGCGCAACCACGTAGGACTGACGTTCACCTACAACACCCCGCGGGCCTACACCTACGAGGGCGATGTGGAGAACATCCTGACTGCTAGCAGCTGATTCCCCGGAACTTTTTTTCTGTGTATAGATGCCCGTCAAGCCTCTTGTGTTTGGCGGGCATCGCTTTTTGTCCCAAATCGGCGACCGAAAAAGCGATACCTTTGCTGTCGGGATAAAGAAAATCTAAATTCCGAACTCTTAACTCCCAATCGGCAAGGCCGATAACTCTAAATTCTAAATTCTAAACTCTAAACTGAAAATGAAACTGACCGACAGTTATTTCGAAGCCCGCCGCGAAGCCATCAAGTGGCTAAACGTGGCACCTGGAAAGCGCAACTACACCCAGGGCGTGCTCATCCTGCAGAAGAGTGGCTACAAGCCGCAGGTGGCCGCGCTGCTCGCACGCCAGGGCGAAAAAGGATGGACGCGCGAGAAACTGATGTACTGCATGCGCGAGATGCTGCAGGTGTACTACACCCCCGACGACCCACGCTTCAACGACGAAGACGTGGACGTGCTGAACGAGCAGGCCGGCGATAGCAACATCCGCGAGCACCAGGTCGACGTGAAGGACGTTGAGCAGCAGGGACCCTCGTATAAGAAATGGCCCGCACCCATCCAGCGGCTAATGCGCGAGTATGCGGCCCAGTTCCGCCTGCGCGAGAAAGCCAGCCGCGAAAGAGCTGCTCTTCCGGACACGAACGATGAGAAGGTCATCGCCATGCGCAAGGTCTATTCAGATATCATGGAGCAGGCCACCGGGCGCCTGGAGAAGTTCTGGGCGCTGCGCACGCGCTACGACGAGCAGAACATTGAGCCTACCGACGAAGAGATAAAGGCCATCATCGACGGCGACAGCGACACCGACGACGGCGACAGCGAAAGCGACAACAGCAGCGAAGACCTCACCCAGATGGACACCGAGACTCTGCGCATACGCCGTAAGAGTCTGGTCACCGGGCGCACCCGCAAGGAGAACATGCTGAAGTATCAGACATCTTCGCGCCAGCGCCGCGAGAACCCCATGCCCGAATGCCCCAAGCGCGTGAAGCTGGAGCGACAGATTGAGAAACTCACCGAGCGCATCTCGAAATACGACTACGAACTGGCTAAACGATCCTGATGTTAGTTGATCCGAAGAATATCAAGCCTGAAGCTGCACCCAAAGAAGAAAAACCTTCTAAGGTGCAGCATCTCGACCGCTCCCAATATGAGATGGAGACGGTGGCTGATATTCTGGAAAAACCGAAACAGCTGGGAAAACTCATCCAAGGCAAGGACAAGCATTTCTACAGCAACGGAGGTTTCAATCTTATTCAGTTGATGTTATATGTGCTGAAACAGACGGGACCTGCTGATATATTCCTATCTACCTACTCTATTGCCGAGGACTCGGTTACTACGCTTCGCCGCTATGTGGACCAGGGAAAGATAAGGAGCATACGCTTTTTGATTGACAATCGCGTACGCTCCATCTCTCCGAAACCCTTTGCGCACCTTATTGCCTCGTTCCCGGATGAATACAGATGCACAGCACTTCACGCGAAGGTCGCATGCATCTCAAACGATGAGTGGCACGTGAGCATAGTGGGCTCACAGAATGCCACCCATAATCCGAAACTCGAACGGGGCATCATCCACACCAGTCGTGAAATATGGGATTTTGACAACAAGATTTTAAATGATGAATTTAACAAAGGAACAAAGTGAAAGCCTTGAAGAAATGGCATATCTGCTCATCCCTACCGATTTGATCGCTATCAATCTCGGTATGGACTATACAGCTTTCATGTCTGAAATTCGAGACCCTGATTCACCTGTGTACAAGGCATACTACAAAGGAATCCTAAGGCAGAAAATGGAACTGCATCAAAATATCGTTCAAGCCTCGAAGAATGGCAGCAATCCGGCACAGGAGCAAATTATCAAACTGTTAGAGACCATCACAGGACAATTACGCTATGGTTAACGTTAAGAAGAAACTGCCCGTACTCAGCCACGACGAGATACAGGCTCACATCCTGGACCCCGAGAACAATCCGCTTCCAGAGCATCAGCAGGAACAGTTCAACCGCGTACTGCAGGCTGCCAAGCTGCTGGACGACTATCCGGATGATAATCATCTGGTGAAGATGCTGCAGTACAAATACAACTGTGGAGCAACAACAGCAAGGCGCGACATTGAATTGGCGCGCCAGTTGTACAAAACGCGCCACACCTTCGACTGGGACTTCTGGCACATCTGGCAGATACGCGACCAGCTGGAGCTTATTCGGGAATGTAAAACAAAGGGGAACCTGAAGGAGTGGAACAACGCTAAGAAAACACTCCAAAAGATGATCGGCGAAAAGCCCGAGGCGCTGGCCGACCCCAACCGCATGGCCAAGAACCAGTTCTTCATACAGGTGAACATCGGCGGCAAGACCGAATACAAGCCCATCAAAGAGGTGCACGAGCTGCGCCAGGACGAAGTGAAAGAAATCATCGACATCATGCAGCAGCCTATCACCGAAGAGCAGGCTGCCGAAATCATGGACTCGTAGTGGAAGCCTACAATACCGTTCCCATACATGTGAACGCCGCCCAGTGGCAGTTCATCATGCTTCAGGCCCGGCAGAAATACTGCATCTGGAGCCGCGGCACCGGCAAGTCGTTCATCGTGGGCTACGAGGTCGACGAGAACGTGCGACTGATGCCCCGTGGAGTCACCACGCTGGCACAGGCCACCATCGGCCAGGCACTCACCAAGACGCTGCCCTCCACCTTCAACTACCTCGACCGGCTGGGCTACCGCCCCTACGACCCGAAGACGCACCAGGGCGACTACGTGGTCTGCCGAACGCCACCGCCCGGATGGTACACCCCCTACGAACACATCATGCAGTACGACCACGTCATATCATTCTCCAATGGGCACATATTATATATACTCACGCAGGAGGGCAGCAGCCGAGGACCCAACGCCGACTTCAACATCACCGACGAGGCACTGACCATCGACAAGGTGAAGTTCGACCAAGAGGTGGCACCCACCAACCGAGGCAATGAGCACATCTTCGGCCGACGCTCCAAGCACCCACTAAAGAAACACCATGGCAACCTGTTCGTTTCCTCCATGCCCTACACACTCAGCCAGCAGTGGCTCACGGAGCCGGCCGAATACTACGAGCGCGAGCGAGGCATCCATCTCTTCGCCCGGTGGAACCAGCTCGTCGACTTGCAGATGCAGCTCATCGAAGCCAAGATACAGGGCGACACCCACGCCTTCCGCGAACTCTGGAACGAGTGCGTGCGCCGCCGCCGCGAGATAACGCCCTTCGTCAGCCAAGACGGCACGCTCTTCCTGCTCGGCTCCGTATTCGACAACATCGACAACCTGGGCATGCAGTACATCGTCAACCAGTACAACATCATGGACCGCCTCTCGTTCATGGTAGAAATCCTCAACCGCAAGGCCGACACCGTGGACAATGCCTACTACCGGCTCGAGGACCGCCACCTCTACTACAACGCCTACAACGACTCCTATCTGCGCGACATCGGCGAGAACACCGGCTACAACTGGCAGCTGCTGCGCGAGGCCACCGACTGCCGCTCGGATGCCGACTGCGACCTGCGGCGACCACTGGAACTCTCGGCCGACTGGGGCAGCGCAGCCTCGTTCCTGCTCGTGCACCAGGAACGCCCCTTCGACTTCCACAGCAGACTCATCACCCAGCGGCCCGTCCACAACTGCATCAACGAGTTCTTCGTCCGCCGCAACGACAAATCGGAAGACACCGAGGTGAACACCATCGCCGACAAGTTCTGCGACTACTACCGTGCACACCTCACCAAAGAGGTCACCTTCTACCGCGACCGATATGGCGACATTCGCACAGCCAACGCCAAGAAGACCTACAACGAGATGTTCATCGACCGCCTCACGCGCCGCGGATGGAAGGTGCAGCAGCGCGTGCACCCGGGCATAGAGCCGCCCCAGCACGACAAGTTCCTGCTCTGGCAGTACATACTGGCCGAGCAGGACGAACGCTTCCCCACCGTCCGCATCAATGCCACACGCTGCCCCAAGCTCATCATCTCCATGCAGAACACCGGCGTCACCGAAGACTCGCGCGGACGCTTCGCCAAGGACAAGAGCTCGGAGCGCCGCAAGAGCGTCGCCCCCGAAGAGGCCACCCACTTCGGCGATGCCTTCGACAAGTGCATCTGGACAAAGTACAGCGAACGACTGAAGATATTGAGCCAAAGTTTTGTTTCCGCAAGGGTCTGAGAGTAATCTTACCTATATTGTAGATACAGCTCCGCTAAATCTTGGCCAACCGCAAGAAAATCGGGGGCGCGCGCCTTGCCCTATAAATTTGGTTCTGGCAAGTGTCATTGTATATAATTTATTACGCCAAACCCGAGCCAGCGCGCGCCCCCAAAATAGGACTACTCCTCCTTTCAGTTTATATGTAAATCCTGTGAAGGCTGAGCCGTGATGGTTCGGCCTTCTTTCGTTTGTAGGACTGAGTGGATTTACCCGATGTCTCAAATGTTAAAAAGTGTCATATATCCTCAAAAAGCGACGTTCGGGGCGAGCGACGGAAGAGGGCGCGTCGGGATGCAGAGCAAACCTGGGGCGCTCCACTTCGTTTCGCGCCTATTTAAATCCAAGAAATTACGTGCTTTTTAATATATTTTTGCGGTAATTCCTCGGAGCCTGGCACCGTGCTCGGTGTGTACTCGTCCACACCTCGCATTTCCGGTGCTTCATTAAGGTATTTGTACTTGATGGCCTAGGTGGCCTCCCCTTTTTCATTCTTTTTCTCATTCTTCATCAATCACGGCGACTTCTGCCGGGATGTAGGCAGTAGAGGCATCTCGGTGCTGATTTATCGCTGCAAAACTATCTCCTTTCTTCCACTGGCACGATGAACCCCGGTTAAGAAATGCCAAGGGCTTACCATTTCTTGAACAGGGAACGCCCCGTGCTTGTGGGAGGAAGACGTTTTGGAGGCAGCGCAAATCAGCAATGAGATGCTCGCTCTTTGACCTGCTTATATACCCCTCAGGCGGAAGGCCGCCTTCTCTGTGATTGATGATTCAGAGTCAACTAAAATTCCTGTTTATGAGAAAAAGAATTCTATTCCAATATATTCCGTCGCGCTACCAGACGGTAAGCGCAGCCGACATTAAAGTCAGGAACTTGGTACTCAAGTTCAAAGACGGAAATAAGAAAGCCATCCTGAAAGTGGCTGGCTTGGTTTGTAAAGAACTACGGAGCCTGACAGGCTCTGTTACTAAAGAGGTAATGCTGGCATGCGTGCCAACATCCGATAATAAGAAATATGTGAAAAGGTTCGCTCGTCTGAGCGAGCTCGTGGCAGCAGAACTGCAGCAGCAGAACGCTTTTCCACATATCGAGATTTTCGGGTTCCGTGATGCGAAACACCTCAATAGAGACCACATGGTACATGATGACTCATGCTACCAGGTGAGATTGGATACACACTTCTTCCAGGGAAAGAAGTTGGTGATATTCGATGATCTGATTACTTCGGGCAAAAGCGCCGAAGCATTCAGGCAAATTTTAGAAGAAGCCGGTGCCGAGGTTCTCGGCGGCATCTTTCTGGCGGAAACGACTAAAGGCGTTCCGTACAATATCAAGCCGGTTGGCTTGCAACAGTACATCATCGAGCCCGTAGATGGGCATCCGATAGATGAATTTTTCGAGAAAATAAATCAAATCAATCATTTAATTTATTCAGAAAATGAAGCCATTGAACAAGTACAATGACCTCTGTAAAGAGGAACGCCCTGAATACAAGGGCGCGAATTTCGGCGTTGACACGCTGACATCAATAGAGTTAATATCCTTAATACTGAACCGAGGTGCAGGCACCTTCGGCAGTCTTCATCAGGCAAGACAGCTGATGAACATCTCTAACGAGAATCTTCATGATCTCGCTAGAAAGCGGCTCGATGAACTGGAGATCGTACAGGGCATCGGCCACTGCAAGGCAATGGCGCTGATGGCTGCCATCGAACTGGGAAAAAGATATGCCCGTGAGGCATTTCTTGAAGTAGAGGATTTGGGTTCTCCGCTCAGTATCTACAAGTTCATGAAAAACAAGCTCGAAGATCTTGACCACGAAGAGTCGTGGGTGATTCTGATGAACCAGAACTACAAATTGGTTTCTGCAGAACGGCTTTCAATCGGAGGTATCACCGAGACAGCTGTCGATATCAGAATCATAGTGCGGAGAGCAATCCTCAAAAATGCTACGATAGTAGCACTTGTCCACAATCATCCCAGCGGCAACATCAGGCCCTCCAGAGACGATGACCGTCTCACGGAAAAGGTTAAACAAGCCTGTGAATATATGAGGTTATACCTCTTAGATCACCTGATAGTTGCTGCGGGCAACTACTACAGTTACAGAGAACAGGGCCGTTTGTAGCGGCCTTGTTCCTTATTCCCCACCCCAAGCCCCGAAGGCAAACCTTCGCCAAAGCGGTATGATATGTTAAAGAAAAGCGATTTTCTTTACCTATCGCAAGCTACATGTTAAATTATTTGCTATCTTTGCAGCGCATTAAACCAAAAACAGTATGAAAAAGTTAGTTTTATTTATGATATTGGCGTGCTCTGTTGTCAGCATGAGCGCACAGGATGATATGTATGGAGGCAACACCAAAAAGAAGGAGAAAGAAAAGAAAGCTCGTATCTGGGGAACGCGCAAACTAAAGATAGAGGCTGATAAGCAAGAAGAAAATGGAAATAGGTTTATCAGCACCTCTTTAGCTGTATTCGCCCACTCAAACAAGTTGCTGAACGACAAACTGGAGTCATTCTATCTTTCAAGATATTCAATTAAAAATACGACGGAAGATGAAGCTATGTACCGTCTTACATTTTATATGACCACAGATACCAAATTAAGAATGGCAGAAAAATCCCGCCTTCTAGTTAAATTGTCTGACGGTGAGGTGCTGACATTCTACCTGACAAAGGAGATAGGCGATTTAGAAAACGACTTGCAGGTGTTTGGAAGATCTTCATGGTACAACAGCCAGCCTTCATACGAGATGAAAGCGAGCGATATCAAAAAGATGATATCCGGAGGAGTTACGAAACTGAGACTTGAAACAATTCTTGGATATATAGACTATGACCAGGAGAAATACAGCAAGTGGATATTCTCAGACATACTGAAGCAGTGCTACGAGCTGATTCTGGAGAGAGCCCAAAAGAGCAACGATATTTACGAAGGTTTTTGATAAAAACCCTAAAATCAATATGAAATTGAATTATTGGCGGTAAATATCGCCGAAATCGTCACTTTTTCCCGAAATCGCTTGCAGGTTTCGGGATTTTGTTTTATCTTTGCCCTCGCCAAACAAAAGTCGACGATAGTCGCAAGGGCGATGATGACGCCCGAAATAACATCGGGCATTATTTATGCCTTACTCTCGAGGTCTGCCATAGACCTCAACGGCCATAAGCGGCACAATCTCAGTAAACTACACACCCTTGCGGTGGAGTCTACTTTTGTTTGGCGACAGGGATTGCTTGCCGCTTTCCCTGTCTTTAAAGTAAAGTTTAACGCCAAACAAAAGTAGCAAAATGAAACAAGCAGTTATCAGCAGCAATGCTCAGCTGGCTGTCGCCCTCAGGGAGTGGTGGCATGCGAAGAGCGAGTCAATGAGTGAGATGATCGGTGAGGATTGCACCCATGGGGAGGTAGTCATGACAAACCTGGTATTCACTGCCGGCATGGTGGCCGTGGCCATCCTTGGCACAATGTTCAGTACACTATGAAAGAGGAAAAAGATCTGCTTCTCGAACTCATACGCAATCGTTTCCCCAAAAATGGAGGGGGTAAAACGCTTAAAACGAGTGCAGAAATAGCCCGTGAATTCAGCGAGTTCATAGACGCAACGCCCGAGATGGTTTCCAAACGAATGCTTAGGGAAGGTTATAAGATCATAGACATCGACGGGAAACCTTACTGGAGACTGAACGTCACAGATGAATCGGCCGATGATAAATGAATACTGCAAACATTTTCTCTACGTCCTGCCTGCATGGGTAGGACGTTTTTTTTATAAAAATGTGTCCCAAACATACCAAGGCACATTTTTTATATTTGCAATGAAAAATAAAAAGCCTATGGGCTATAATTCGCAAAATATGACCGCAAACCAAAAAGAGTGGATACAGTATTCCACGGCCATGCTGATGATAGTCAGCGGCGTGGTGCTGGCCTTCCTCTCGTTCTTCCTCAACAACTACGACATAGCCGACGGTGTGCTCTGGTACATCGCCCAGGCACTCACCTACGCAGGGGCCATCTTCGGCGTGAGCATCTACTTCAAGACCAAGCTGGGCGAGGCTGAGAACCGCTTCCGCCAGTACGTGGACCAGCAGCAGCGAAAGGAGGACTAGCCATGAAGTCTACCGAGGTATGGGCATTCGTGGGCGGCGTGCTCGCGGCCATGATCATCGGAATAGTGGCCGACGCGCTGACTGCTCCCCATGGCAGCCCGCAGGCAGACACCGTGACCGAGTGGCGCACGCGCTATGTGCCACAGCCGGCCGAGACCATCCGCGTGGTGGAACCGGGCGAGGTGGACACGCAGTACGTGGTGCGCGAATACTTCACGAAGAAGGTGTATCGTGACACCATCTTGCAGAACGACACGGTGCAGCTGGTGGTGCGCGACACGGTGTACGAGAATGCCCTGGGCGAGCGCGAGGTGAGCCTGAAGGTGAACACGGAACTGTTCCGCAAGCACCATGCCGTAGGGCTGATGGGTGCCATGGGGCGCCACCAGGCCGACCTGATGGGCACCTACCGACGAGACCGGTGGACGGTGGCCGCGGGGTGGGACTTCGCCCAGGGCGGTCCGATAATAGGTGTGGGATATGAATTGAAACAATGGTAAAATCGCAAAATGTCTACGATAAATAATATGTCGGCCAAGATGTTCGCGCCGGAGTGCAACAACATCTATGTGGCAGCCACGTCAGACGTGTCGGTGCGGGTGCAGATCGTGACCTCCGACAACGTGACGCGCTACGACCAGACTTCCACCTATACCCCCGTGGACGGGCGCGTGGAGTTTGGCGACCTCGCCGACCTGGTGAACAAGTGCATCCTGCTCCACGATGACATGCAGCAGCTGACAGGCGTCTCTGTTCGCAACAACTATGCCACGCTCATCATCGGTATCGAGGCCGAGAGTCTGAGCTCCAGCTCGATGGTGTACTACTGCACGGCGGGCAATGCCTCGGATCCGTCGCAGTTCCTGCTGTTCCCCACCCAGAACCGCCGGCGCACGGTGTTCCCCGACCAGGTGAACTGCCAGGTGTGGATACCGCGACTGGGCAGCACGGTGCCCACCGTGACGCTGAAGGCTACCTACGTGGCCAACGGTCAGCAGCAGACGGCCAGCACCAACATAGGCAGCACCGCAGGCTATACCAACAGATACCTGCTGGTGGACTGCTCGCCGGCAGCCGTCGACCAGCTGCTGCTGCCGCAGGGAGCGGTGCTGTGCGAGTATGAGATACTGATGGCGGTCTCAGGGACGGTCTATGATGCGGTGCAGTTCAAGGTGGACCGCCGCCACTGGCCACAGCTCACGGAGATGGTGTTCCTCAATGTATTCGGGCTGCCCGAGACGGTGGTGCTGCGGGGCCGCGAGGAAGAGACCCACGAACTGAATGCCGAGTTCGGCTACAGCGGATGGAAGATGGTGCGCATGGACGACGACGTGACACGCGACCTGACCGTGAACACGGGCTGGCTCACCAAGGCCGAGCGCCGCCAGTATGGCGAGCTCTACCGCTCACCGCTCACCGGACGGCAGGAGCAGCTGGGACTGCGCCGAATAGTGGTGCGCGAGATTGAGGTGGCCTACCTGACACCCACCAACGAGCCGGCTTCGTTCGACGTGACCTACCGCTATGCCGACCGCCGACAGGAATGGATGGCCGACCTGGATGCGAACACCGCCGGGCACAACATCTTCGACCATACCTTCACCATAGCCTTCGACTAAAAATGACCTTAGAATATTTAGAGATACAAGAAATGGCAAAAGAAGAACGACAGCCAATGACGGCCACGCAGATGCTCGACGAACTGGACGTGCGCACCACGCCCGACGGACGCAAGCGCATCTTCTCGATGAAGTTCTGCACCAAGGAGGGCAAGCTGCACTATTTCCCGCAGGTGTACATAACGGGCGTGAACAATATGGACATGAAGCGCGCCCGCTACCGCGGCGTGCAACCCTGCTGCACCCAGGGCAACCCCGAAGGCCACCTGTTCCCCGTGAAGATCACCAACATACTGGAGCTCGACGGCCACCCGATAGACTGGGGAAATGGGTATAAGAGTGAAGAGTGACAAGTGAAGAGTGAAGAATCTTTCAACAAAAATATTATATGGAGATTATCTATAACAAAGAAGGCACACCGCTGCTGATGCAGAGCAGCAGCATGTTCGCGTCCACCATTGCCGACCGTGCTTCCATGGACGAACGCCGACGGGTGCTCTTCCCCTACGACGACAACCACCGCGACTACACCTACGTCGACGGCAAGCGCGTCGTGTCGTGGGGCATAGACAACCAGTTCCCCATCCATGCCATACGCACCGTGCGCGACACCACCGTGCTCAACACCGGACTGAAGTTCCTCTGGCGACTCACGCTCGGCCAGGGCATCTTCCCCTGCACCGTCAGCGGATACGACGACGACGGCAACGAGGTGCTGCAGCCCGTCGACGATCCGGGCGTGAAGCGCTTCATCTCGTCGCGCATGGTGCGCCGCTACATGGAGAAAGTGCTGCGCGACTACCTGAAGGTGGGCAACGGCGCCTGCCAGTTCGTGCCCAACCAGAGCGGGCAGCTCGTGGGCATCAATCCGCTCAACTGTCTGCAGTACCGCTACACCGAGCCCGACGACCAGGGCATGCAGCACTGCGTCGTGGCCGGATCATGGGAGCTCGCTCCCTCGACCGACTACTGGATGCTGCCGCTGCTGCCCGACTACGACCCCGACACGGTGGCCCAGCTGATGAAGTTCACGGGCAAGGGCAAGTATGGCTTCGTCTACTCCGTCCGCGATGCCTGGAGCAACGAGGATGTCTATGGCGAACCCATCTGGTGGGCAGCGTGGGTGCTGGGATGGATAGATATTGCCCACATGATACCGAAGTTCCTGAAGAAAGCCTACGAGAACCAGACGACCTGGAAGTGGCACGTGCAGATTCCCTACTCCTACTGGGAAAAGAAGTTCCCGCCCGGCGACTTCAAGACCACAGACGCCCGCAAGAAGGCTATCAATGCGTATATGGACTCGATTGAAAGTAACCTGCTGGGAGCCGAGAACGCTGAGAAGCCCATCTTCACCAACTATGCCGTCAACGAATACAACGGGCGCATCGAAGAGGAATGGAAGATCACGCCGCTCTCCAACAAGTACAACGCCGGACAGGAGAACCTGGTCACATCCTCGGCGGCCAACTCCGAAATCCTCTTCTCGCTGATGGTGAACCCAAACGTGATGGGCTCGCAGATGCCCGGCGGCGTCTATGCCGGCAATCAGGGAGGCTCGAACATCCGCGAGGCCTTCCTCGTGAACATTGCCAACGCATGGATAGACCGCCAGAACATCCTCGACCCCATCGAGCTCTATCTGAAGATGAACTTCAAGAAAGACGTGGAACTCCGTTTCCGCAACACCATCCTGACCACCCTCGACACCGGCGCCGGAACCACCCACCGCCTAAGTTAAGGTTAAGGTCATCGTTTTCGTCATCGTTTTCGTCATCGTTATCGTTAAAGAATATGTTATTTTCAAAAGAAAAATGGAACAACGGCAAGGAGATCAGCGCCTATGTGCCCGCATCGGCATCGCTGAGCTTTGCCAAGGTGGAATCCTCGCTGCAGAGTGCCGAAGACCTGTTTCTCACGCCGCTCCTGGGCACCGCGATGATAGCAAGAACGGAGGCCGTCTATGCCAAGTCTGAAGCCGCACGCACAGCCGAAGAGCGACAGTTGCTACGGCTCGCCCAGCGCGCCGAGGCCAACATGGCCTTCTTCCATGATTTCGACGCGCTCCAGCTGCGCATCACCGACCAGGGATTCCAGCGCCAGGGCTCCGACGACTGGCAGCAGGCCTACAAGTATCAGGAAGACCGGCTGCGCGAAGGATTCCGCACCAAGGGCTTCAATGCCATCGACGCGCTGCTCGACTTCCTCGACGCCAACAGCCAGACGTTCACCGAATACGCCGATGCCCCTGCCTGCAAGGAGCGCCAGAAGGCCATCGTGAAGAGCACCGACGAGGTGCAGCGGTGGGTGAATATCGGTCACTCCAGGCTGGTGTTCCTGCGCTTTGCAGCCGAGTTCTCCACGGTGGAAGACACCGTGCTGCAGGCCACCATGGGCAATGCCTTCTACCAGCAGCTGCAGAAATGGCTCAACGGCGACGAGGAATACCCCGACGACTACGACCTGACGCTGGAGGAGCTGCGCCGACAGTGCGGCCGGCTGGTGGTGACGGCCACCGCCATTCGTCTGATCAAGAAGACCGGTACGCTGACCGACCGCGGCCTCTACTTCGAAAACGTGCAGGCAGCAGCCGGAGAGAACCACACCCGCACCGCAGCCACCGACACCCAGATAGGCGACCGCCTGGCCATCTACCAGCGCGACCTGCAGGCAGCCGAGGCCAACCTGCGCAACGTGGTCAAGACACACTATCCCGACTTCAGCGACGGCACCGATGGCCACATCATCCGCGACAACGACCACCGCGCCGCCTTCTTCGCCATGTAAGTCTTTTCCCCGTAGGCATTGCCTCCGGCAGTGCCCCCTAAAACGTAAGGTCATTATGAGAAGAATCACCATAGAATACCGCCGTTTCTGGCACACCGTCCGCCGCCAGCTCTTCTCACCCGAGCAGTGGGAAGAACTCACGGCCCGCCAGTTCCTCGCCGCCGTCCGCCTCTGGAGCGGCACCATCACCCAGAGCGACTTCCTGCGCCAGGTGTTCGGTTTCAGCCGTCGCGAGCTCAGCTGCATGGACGACTACCAGCGCTGGGTGCTCCTCCACGCCACCGACTGGATGCAGAACCTGCGCCGGCCCCACAGCAGCTTCTTCCTGGAGTGCATCCCCGGCAGCAGCCTCCAAGCCCCCGGCACGCGCCTGAAGGGATGCTCACTGCAGCAGTTTATGACCGTCGACACCTTCTTCTCGCAGTACACCATGGCCATGTCCAACCTTCAGGTGAAGCCCGGCGAAGTGAAGAGCACCCAGGGCGTGCACGAGAACGCCCGGAAATACATGGACCTCTTCATAGCCGCACTCTACAAACGGCCAGGCGAAACCTACAGCGTAGAGGAACACCGCATCACCGTCGGCCAGGGAGAGCCCCGGCTGGTCAGTCTCGACGATCATTTGCCCGACGTCAATAAAATGACCCCCGAGCAGAAGCAGGCCGTCGTGTTGAACTACGTGCTCATCCGCTCATGGCTCAGCAAGTCGTTCCCCCACCTGTTCCCCGAACCCGAGGAAGACGACCACCCCCGTCCGTCCAACAGTCCCCGTCAGCCCAAGCCCGTCAACTGGCTCGCCGTCTTCGACACCTTCGTGGGCGACAACGTGGCGCTGATGGAGCACTACAAGGCCATGGCCGCCACCGATGCCTTCCGCATCATGAACCGCCGCATCCGCGAGTCAAAGAAGCGCGCAGCCGAAGAAGCCGCCCGCCACAGCTCCCGCCGATAATTCTGAAATCCTAATCGCCGAAGGCGACAACTCTCAATTCTAAACTCTAAATTCTAAACTCCACAAATGGTACTACAGGAACTTAGCAACTACATCGAAGACCTCTGCCGCCGCCACATCCTGATAAAGCACAGCAGCAGCGAGCGCCACTTCGTCAACCTGAACGACGACAAGAAGCAGACCGCGCTGGCACAGGAACTCCACTACCCCGCCGTCTATTTCTCCACGTCGGGCTACCAGCTGCAGGGCACCGACACAGCCATGAAGCGCATGCACACCTGCCGGCTGGAGGTGTGGTACCACGTCACCGACACCGCCGACTACGCACAGATAGAGCAGCGGCTGTCCCAGGCCAACGACATACTTTGTGATATCTTAGCGCAGATGATCCACGACAAGCGCCAGCGGGCGGTCTCCGTCCTGAAGGGCATCATGCTCGACGGCGTGCAGGTCTTCGACATCGAGAACCGGGACAACGCCCTCTACGGCTGCTATGCAGACATTCCCGTCCCCACCGCGCTCTGCATCGCCGACCGCCTGCAGAACTTTGCCGACGCAGGCCAGTTCGATGCCACCTTCACCCCATCATTCGATTAACTCCAAAACTCAAATAAAAATGACAAACGACGAAATCATAGCTGCCGGACAGCAAATATACGACGAAACAGAAGTAGCCGCCAACACCTCTGAGCGTGTAGGCGGCGTAATCAAGGGTATTGGCCAGAACCTGAAGGAAAAAGACGAGGACATTGAAAATGCAAAAACAGAAACCGTCGATAACCTGAACGAAGAAACCGCCGCATCAGGCAAGGCCCTCGATGCCCACCAAGGTTTTGTCCTGGCCGGACAAATCGGGGAAGTGAAGGATGATTTAGCAAACAAAGTTTCTGGGAAATCCGAAAATGACAGCACATGGGATTTCGCACTATGTGATGCTAACGGAAACATTGTTTTTTGTATTAAGGATGGTCATGTTATTACTAAAAACTTCAAATCGTCTGCATTAACAATAGGTGTTGCGGATTTGGATAAGGAAAATTGTGCTTATGCGGTAACTGATTCAAACGGAAATATGGCGTTTGTCATTACGGAAGATGGACACCTTGTTACTAAGAATTTTAATTCAAGGAATGTTTCCACCGAGCAACTTGCGATTCTTGAAAGGCTTGCTAATCTTGTAACTAAGTTCAATGGTAAGACAATGGCTGTAATAGGTGATTCCATTTCTACTTATAACGGTTACACTCCCACAGGATGGAGGGTATATTATCCCACTGGTAATGTCAGCAATGTGTCCGCAACATATTGGTATCAAGTTGCTACTGCCCTTGGAATGACACCTCTTAATTGTGCCTACAGTGCAAGTTATGTAACAGGTGACAGCACACAGACGGAGGTATCTTCTTCGCATGAAACAGGGGAATGTGCAGGTTGTTCTGAAGTTAGAATTGCATCACTGACAAGGGACGGAAATACTCCAGATATTGTATTGATTCTACTTGGAACTAACGACTATAATGCAGGAAAAACACTTGGTTCTTGGACAGAGCATTCTGCTATTCCAAGCGAAGGGACTATCGGTAACTTTTCATCGGCTTATGCTCTTATGTTGCACAAAATAAAGACGTCATTACCAAACGCAAGAATCTTTTGTTGTACAATACTTCAAAGAAACTTCTCTTTTCCTGAGAAAACAAATAGTGTAAAGGATTACAATGATGTTATCAAGAAAATGGCTTCTATTTTTGGTTGTGACGTAATTGATACCTATGCTTGTGGCATTTCAAGGTATAACATAGGCTCATACAGTGTAGATGGAGGTTTGCATCCAAATGCCGCAGGCCACAAACTTGTGGCTGATAAGATTATCACGGAATTAATTTCAAAATATTAAAATTATGGGAAAAGCATTAGTTATACAAACAGCAGACTTTTCGAACATTACCGTAGATTTGAGCGATGTGTTGTTGGATAAATACTATACAGATGACATGCTTGTAGATGGCGCATCCGCTGGCTTCGTAGATTCAAACACAGGCGCGGTAAGAAGTCAAAGCGGATACGTTTATAAAAAAATATCGGTTGAAGGCTATTCTCAAATAATAGTCAATGGATATTACCCTATACACATAGGTGCATTTTATTCAAGTAAATCAATAGGCACAACAACATACGTTTCTTGTAATGGGAAATTGACAAGAAGTAATGCACAAACAATTGCCACACTTTATGTAACTGTGCCTGATGGCGCGAAAACTCTTGTGCTTAATATTGCCACGAACCACACCAATCATAATTTAACTGTGAAAGTATAATATGGGAAAGACATTAATTTTTTCAGACGTAGATTATAGCGAGAATGCAATCGCCAAGTCTGATGTATTGCCAACAACAACGTTAAACAATGCAGCACTCAAAGCAATGGTAACAACGGAAGCAACGGGCAAATACATCAACGATAGAGGTATAATAACGGGAAATGGCTCTTTGTCTTACATTATGGTAGAACTTGGACGATACAAAAGGATAGTTATTAGTGGATATTCTGGAAGTACAACGGGCGGATTTTTTTCGAGTATCAATCCTTCATCTGCCACAAAGATAAGTGCTGTAACACGTTCAAGTAGTGGTAATATTTCTAATCTGTCCTTAGATGTTCCTGCTGGCGCAAAATACTTTGCATTTAATTTGTGGAATAGTTATTCAAATTATTCATTGACAAAATATGCTGAATAAATGTACAACCGAATATTAACGCTGATTGAATATCTCCACATACAGATAATTGAAATCAGCGTTAATATTCGGTTATCCATACTATCCTTAAAACTGCAAATTCTTATTAAACAGCATTCAATATATTTTTAAGATATGCCTCGATAACACCAGCTGCTTTTCTCTGTCCCTTTACATTCAAGTGCAATCCGTCACGATAGCAATCAGCAGTATTGACAACTGGGTTTATTCCGATTTCTTTCCCCAAAGGTATAATTGGAATACCATAAAAATTGCAACATTCTTCCAATGCGCCCCAAATATCCTCCATTCTCATTTGTGTAGTTGTATTGTAAGCATAACTACCAGTATTTGCCTTTGTTGGGAGGATTACGGCTATTTTAGCATTCGGGAAAGTAGTCAACAAGTAATTCAACGTGAAACATACAGCCCTGTAGAATGTATCGCAATTACTAATAGAACTTTGTAATGCAACAACCGAGCCTCCGTCCGTATATTCCATCTGTCCAAGAGTACACCCATGTCCTAAATCATTCACACCAGCCCATATCGCTATTAATGTAGCATCACTACCGATACTTTGAGCCTCTTGGTACATTGTCCCATAAGAAGAACTTGGAGTCCATTGCCATCCCGATACTGCAAGTGCTTGTGTTGATTGCACAAAAGTAAGATGATTCTTTGCTACTATTAAATCATACCAATGTTCTCCAACTGCCATGTAATGTCCACTCATGGATATTGAATCACCCAAGACATACATTTTGGTATTAGCAGGCAACAATCCTGCCGAAACCTCTATGCCACTTATTCTATCATTAAGTGCATCAATCTCGGGATTTATTTTTTCATCAATGTACTTACGGGTTGCAAGGTAGGTATTCTTATTTCCAGCCACCATTTTGACATAATATCCGTTGGCAGCATCGCCGTTATTACCTCCTGGATTGAAAGACACACATAGGTATTGAGCACCAGACGGAATCGTAACAATCGTTTCAGCACCCGAGCCATACACACCTCCGTAGAAACGACCAGAAACACCACCTCCTGACAATACAAATCCGCTATAAGCACTTCCACTATTCGCCGCTCCTTTTACAATGACTTTATATCCATCTAAGCCAGTCACATCTACTTTGAGTGCAACCCATCCAGAGGCTGTTGATGATATAATATTTCCGCTTGTATTTACATATTTGTCAGTAACATATTTATCACTAAATTCATCACTTGTCTCAAAATCTTTGACTGCATCCTGCAAATCATCTTCACTAACACAGCCATTGATTTGACTTTGCATGGCGGACATTTCCGCACTAATATTCATAGTACAATAGAGTTGTCCAGTAGTTCCTTGTCTGTGTGCTCTTACATATCCATTCGTGCTAATCACTGCACCTGAATTAAGCGAACCGACATAAGATGCCTCAGTCTTGTCAGAATAGAACGAGAGAATCTGTCCTTTATTAGCAGCCGAACCAGTGTTGTATATTACTTCATCTTTATACACAGCAATGTAATCTGTATATTGCTGTCCTGATGCGCTTTTCAATACTCCCGTATTTTTTTCTATATAGCCGCCAGAAATCCATAGACTGCTATAATCTATATTCTTAATCAATTCTGAAGATAGTTCATCTACTTCGTTTTTTATATCTGAAAATTCGTTTTTCAAGTTGGTAACCATATAAAGATTACCCGTTGCATATTGTTTATGCGCTCTTATATACCCATCGGAATTGATTGTTGCGCCTGAAGCAAGAGAACCGACATAAGATGATTCGGATTCTGATGTATAGAACGATAGTAATTGTCCGCTATTGGCTGCTGCTCCTGTATTATACACCTTATCTCCCTGTTTGACAGGAATATAATTTGTGTAATACATTCCGCTATAACTCTTTTTAATGCCTGTGTTTTTTTCTATGTATGCGCCGACTAACCATTCAGAATTTAAATCGATTTGTGTGGAGACTTTTTCATCTACCTCATCAATCGCATCTTGCAAATTACCAATTTGTCCGGCCAGGACAAAATCATCTGAACGCACGGCGGATGTGGTGCTCGATGGTGCTGTCCTTAATGGTGGAATATCCTTGGGTGGTGGTGATGGAGGCGTGACCTAAGACGCTCTGGATAACAGGAAGTGGAACACCACGGGCAAGGAGCAGCGTGGCACAGGTGTGGCGGGCACAGTGCCAGGTGATGTGCTTCCTGATGCCGGAGCGGGCAAGCGCATGGGCAAGCGTCCGGTTGGACTGAGCATTGGAATGTAGCCGGAACGGCGGGGAGAACGTGAGGGCCTTCCCTTGGAAGATCGTGGAAACGGGAATGCGAACTTCCGAATGAGTCTTCTGCATCTGAAGAACAAGCCACTGCCGCCGGTTGATTCGCTTGAAGTGGCCGGGCGTGATTTGCTGCAGATCAGAAAAACGCAAGCCGGTATAGGTGGCGAAGAGAAACGCCTTGGCCACCTCCTGCTCGCTGTCAGGAAGCGACGGCAGACTGTCTTCAATCTTCCGGAGTTCCTTTTCACTGAGCGTTTCCTTGTGGCCCGGCTGTGTGTGTATGCGGTATTTGCGGAAAGGATTGGCCGTGATGATATCCATATCGAGAGCCAGGTTCAGGTAACGTTTGAGAATGCGCATCTGCTTGGCAATAGTGTTTACAGAGTACCCACGTTCACGAAGATGCGTCTCATAATCCATCAGGAAGCGACAGTCGATTTCCGCAAACGTAACATCAGGACGGAAGGCCGTGAGCCGCATGTGGGCGTTCCGGTGGCTCACCTTCGTGTTCTCTGAGACGGGAGCCTGCTCGATCTGTTCCTTCATCCACGAGAGGAACGGTCGCGTGTCAGGAACCGCCGCCGCGCGTGATGATCCGGACAGTCGCGAACTGTCGCCAATGATCCGAATGTAATACTGATCCTCCACTTGAATCTGAATAAGTGCGTTCGTGCCTTGCAGCTGCTCCGCGATGCCGTTGATGATTGCTTGTATATCCATATAATAAGGACGCTACGTTTCTGCGAATTATGTTCTTTAAATGTTAAATATTTAATCTTGTAACAAATTTGTTGCAAAATTATTTGGAGATTTGCAACTTATTTGTTACCTTTGCATTGTCAATTTGACAAAGAGCTCTTTAATATTATGAAACACAAAGAATTGACAAGACGTCTTAGGGAGGCGGGATGCTTCATACTAAGACATGGGGCGCGACACGACATCTGGCACAGCCCGATGACAGGAAAGAACACTCCTGTACCGCGCCATGGAGCCAAGGAGATTCCTCCGGGAACTCTGAAATCTATTGAAAAGGAGTTGCTCGGGCTTTAGCCCGGGCAACCTTTTTACCAAGTCAATTCGTTTCATGACAACCAAGGGCTCTTTTAAACATGAAAAAATCGATACACATTATATGAAAGAAATCAAGGTTATTGTAGAACGCGGTAAAGGGAAAGGGAATTTTTCATGCTTTGGAACCGAGGACGTAGGCGACTTTCGTCTGGCTGGCTACGGATCATCGGCACGTGAGGCTATGAAAGACGTGCTTGCCTCCGTGGAAGAATTCAAAGAGATAGCACGGGAAAACGGAAAGGAGTTTCCCGAAATAAGCATTCATTTTCTTTTCGACATCGGGGCGTTTTTCGACTACTACCCGCTCGACGTCACCGCTGTGGCAAAGTATATAGGTATCAATCCTTCTGTATTGAGGCAATACGTCACGGCTATACGTGTGCCGAAACAAAACCAAATCGACAAAATCCGTGACGGAATTGACCGGCTCGCAAAAGATTTAGGCTCCGGGCAGATGATCAGCAAGCCCGTCTTGTCATATATTGAATAATATAATAAGTAAAAGAGCTCTTAGGCCCCTCGTCGTGAGACGGAGGGGTCTTTTTTTTTGTCCCAACGATTCACGCGCATTTGTACTATCTTCGCAGCGTATGAGAACAATAACAGAAATCATCGTGCACTGCACTGCTACCATTGCCGGCAAGGACTGGCATGTTGACGACATCAGTAAATGGCATAAGGCAAAGGGGTGGAATGCCATAGGATACCACTACGTAATAACGCTGGATGGAAGCGTGGAACGCGGCAGACCCATCGAGTCGATTGGTGCCCACTGCCTATACCACAACCAGAACTCCATTGGTGTGGTTTACGTAGGCGGACTCGACAGTCAGGGCAATGCTTGCGACACCCGCACTGACGCCCAACGTAAGTCGCTTCGAAACCTTCTTGTTGCACTTCGGCACATCTACCCGAAGGCGAAAATATACGGGCACCGTGACTTTGCCAACAAAGCTTGCCCTTGCTTTGATGCAACCAAAGAATATAAAGATATCTGATGGCTGATCTGGAGAAAGAACGACTGATGACCGACGAGGAGTTTCGCAAGAAACTGGAAGAATGGTCACAGAAGATACACCACGGAGCCGTGCAGATCATCACTTCTGAGACAAAAGCGTTCTCAGGAGGCCTTCGCGGTATCACGGAGGATACCGTAGTGCGTAACGAAGGTGATCAGACACGCTCCTACGCTCGGGTGCGCTTTCGCTTTCCACGTCATGGTGCATACGTGCACTACGGCGTAGGACGCGGATGGATACGCGAAGGCGGTACGGTAGTGCGTGGCTGGCGCCATCCGGTGAAACAGATTACGCCGACACCTAAAGGCCGCCAAGCTGTTGACTTCCTGGACCGCAACATCAAGGCGAACTCTCAGGAATTCATCGACCTTGCAATGACGTGGACGGAAGACAGGGCTCTGAATGCTATCCGCAAGGAACTCCGCAAAATGACTTTTACCAAGAAACTGAAATAATATATGGCAGACAAGATGACCAACGCCACCGTCAAATTGTTCCTTGACGGCCGCGAAATCAAGAACTCCGTAGCCGACATCGAGAAGGAGATGAAGAAGCTGAGGAAAACCCAGCGCGACCTTGTTATCGGCTCGGAGGAATACAACCGTACCGGCAAGCAGATCCAGGAGCTGAACGGCATACTGGCCACCCACCGCGCAAGCATCCGCAACACCGGCAAGGAATACCTCACGCTGTCACAGCGACTCGGCAAGGTTGCCGACGGATTCAACCGCTACATGGGCGTGGTGGCAGGAGCCATCGGTGCCGTGACCGGACTCACGATGACCGTACGCAAGACGGTACAGCAGTATGCCGAGATGCAGGAAGCAGAGGCGCAGGTGCGTAAGTACACTGGCATGACAGCCGACGAGGTGGAGCGTCTGAACGAGGATTTCAAGAAGATGGACACCCGCACCTCGCGCGAGCAGCTGAACGCGCTCGCTGGTGACGCCGGCCGTCTGGGCATCACCTCGAAGGAGGCCATCGAGGAATTCGTGGACGGTGCCGACAAAATCAAGGTAGCCCTCGGTGATGACCTGGGCGAAACGGCCGTACGCGATATCGGCAAGCTGGCACAGATGTTCGGCGAAGACAAGACGAAAGGCCTTCGCGGTGCGATGCTTGCCACAGGTTCCGCTATCAACGAGCTGGCGCAGAACTCCAGTGCCGGTGCAGGTGCCATCGTGGAATTCACGGCCCGACTCGCTGGCGTGGCTCAGCAGGCCGGCATGACTCAGGCTCAGATCATGGGTATCGGTTCGGTGATGGATCAGAACATGCAGGAGATTCCTACTTCTGCTACCGTGATATCGCAGCTTATCACGAAGATGATGCAGGACACTGGCCGATTCGCCAAGATAGCAGGCAAGGACGTGTCGGAATTCAGTAAGCTGCTCCGCACTGATGCCAACGCCGCACTGATAGAATTCCTGCAGGCCATGAAATCCAAGGGTGGCTTTGCCGACATGGCGCAGATGTTCGACGAGATGAAGATGGACGGCACACGAGCCGTCGGTGTGCTCTCTGCACTTGCTGGTCATCTTGATCAGCTGGCAGAGGCACAGAATCTGGCCAACCAGGCATACGAGGATGGCACATCGGTGGTCAACGAGTTCAACGTGCAGAACACTACGGTTGCCGCTGAGCTCGACAAGGCGAAGAAACGCTTTGCCGACCTGAGCATTGAACTCGGACAGAAGCTGCTGCCGGTGGCCAAGTACGGCATCACCACGGGCAGTGCCATGGTGAAGATACTGTACAACCTGATTAACTTCGTAGGCCAGTACCGTGGAACGGTCATCCTGACCACGGCTGCGATCATCGGCTACACGGTTGCCGTGAACGCATCGGAAATCTCGACGATTTCCTTCTACCGCGCCATCATCAAGGTGAAGAACGCTGTCAAGGAACTGTGGGCCATGATAGCCGCCAACCCATGGGCAGCCCTGGGAATGGCAGTGTCGGCCGTGGTGGTGTTCCTTGCCGACTATCTTTCGAACGTGAAGGAAACCATCACCTTCGAAAAGCAGCTGAACGAAGTCCGCAAGGATTCGCAGAAGAAGGTACTCGAGCAGAAAGAGAAGATAGACCTTCTCATTCAGGCTGCGAAAAACGAGAAACTGACGCTGGAGGAAAGACAGACGGCCATCAACCAGCTAAATGGTCTCATCCCTGAATACAATGCCCAGCTGGATGCTACCACGGGCAAATATAAGGAGAACAAGATTGCCCTCGATAAATACCTTGAATCTCTGCAGCGAAAGTATGAGCTGGAGGGCGCAAAGGATATGCTGGCAAAGGTGGGCAAGGAGATTGCCGAGGAAACTATCAGGTACAACGAGGCCGTGGAGAACTACCAGGGCGCACAGGCGCTCCAGAAGAATGCCACCGACAATGCCCGCCGTTCCGGCATGCCAATGTCGCAGTCCGAGACGATGTTCCTTGTGAGCAACACGTCAAAGGCAGAGCATGCTGTGGAGGAATCTAACGATCGTCTACAGCGTTCACTCAAAAAACGCCAGCAGATTATCGGCGCCTTCGGTACCGATCTGCAGCGGGAAGCTATCCAGACGAACGAAGAACCTGTTCCACCCGTCACACCAGTAGGCGGTTCCGGTGGAGGTGGCAAAACGGGCAAAGTCGACAAGAAGGGGGAAACCGAAGAGCAAGCCCGGCAGAAAAGGATCAGGGCAGAGCAGCTGAAGATAGAGACGGAATACCTGAAGAAACGTAACGAGCTAGTCAAGACTTTCACCGAAACTGAAAGCATGACCAAAGAGGAACTGCAAGGCCGTCTGGAACGGCTGGAAGAGCAGCGCCTGGAAAAGGAACTCGGCATCCTCGGACTCGAAGAATCGGAAAAGGAGAAGATCCTTTCGAAGATATACGATATCCGCCTGAAGTGGAAGGAGAACGAAGCGGAGATGCTGAAAACAATGGAGCAGGAGGAACTGGAGAACTCTAAGGATAGCTACGAGAAGATGGTGGAAGCTGAAAAAGCTGCGCTCGAAGAGATGGAGCAGAATATGAAAGACCGCACCCAACTCATCCTCGATACCGTACAGCAGTTCGGCACGAGCTTCGGTGAAATGATGAGCGGATTCTTCGAAGACGGAAAACTGGATTTCGGGAAGTTCCTGAAAGACCTTATCAAGCTCACACTTGACGCTCTCGAGAAGACCATGGTGGCTGCCATCGCAGAACGCACCATCAAGAATGTTGCAACACTGGGATGGGCAGGTGTCGCCAAGGCAGCAGGAGAAATCATGCTTATCACCGCAGCCTTCGAGACGGCCAAGGCAGCCATCGGCAGCTTCGCTGATGGCGGTTTCACAGGCCCCGGTGCACCATTCGAAGAGAAGGGCGTGGTGCATGCCAACGAGTTTGTGGCCAACCGCCATGCCACGGCCAACCCGTCCGTCATGCCTGTGCTCTCACTCATCGACGCAGCGCAGAAGTCGGGCAGCGTGGCCAACCTCACCAGTGCCGACATCGCCTCCGTCCTTCCCCCGTCGTCCACCTTGTCTGCAGGCAGCGGCTCAGCCGCTGCACCCACCTCCCGCCATCTCACCGCCATGCTCGCCGCCGCCACCCGAGCCAACCAGCTGCTGCTGGCACGCCTGAAACAGCCCCTCGTGGCCGAGACCTACGCCAGCGGCCGCCACGGAGTGAACGAAGCACAGGATCTACTGGAAAGAATGAAGTCGAACGTAAGAAGAGGATAATATGCTCAAACTGATAATTGATGGCCAGGACGTGGTGCTGCCTGCCAGTTTCTCGGCTGAATACCACATCACCAACCCCTACTTCACACGTGAAGGGGAACACACCTACGACATCGAGCTGGATATTACCAATCCAGTCAATGCCAAGATTTACGGCCATATCAACCGCTACGACGTGGTGAGCTGGCCGAAAGACAGAACGGCCGTGCTCGTAACGGAGCAGGGCACCATCATGCGTGGAACCGAAGTGTTGCTGGAAATGGACGAAAACTCGGTGAAAATTCAGTTGGTGGCAGGTACTTCAGAACTGAACTACCTGAGCGGCAAGGATATGATGTTGCAGGATTTAGGCATAGCCACCCCCAGGCCACAAGGTGATGACGCATTGAATTCATTGGATGGCAGCTACCCCACATGGGAATATGTATGCGCCCCCTTCTGTACTTACAACGAGACGGAAACTAAAGACTATGAGTTCATAGCCAACGAGGAGGTTCCCGTAAGTGAAAGGAATTTTTTCATTTACAACCGTCCCGATCTGGTATGGGCACAAGGTGAAAGCGGTTTTGCAAATGCGACGCTGCAAATCAGTTTCGTAAAACCTCTATACTATCTTGCAGCATATATCGACAGGATATTCAGGTTCTTCGGCTATGAGATCGGCGAGAACGCCATCGGTAACGATGCCGTCTGGAAAAAGGTTGTCATGATGAAGGTGCCGAGATGGACGGTAGCGAAGTTCATTGAAGAGGTTGAGAAATTCTGCAACGTGGTGTTCGATGTGAACAACATCAAGAAGACCGTAAACATCAGGGATGCAGCAGAATTCTACAGCTCTAGACAATACGAAATCATTCAGAGCAAAGATGTGGTGGCGCCGGTCAGAAAGAAGTTTGATGCCGAAGGAATAGACGACAACAGGGTGGTCTATGAGAACGTGCATTTCAATCTGGAGAACTCTATCGAAAATAATTTCCGCAGTCTGCCCGATGAGGTGAGAAGTGCCTGCAGCATGGTGAAAGTAACCGAAAACAGCCAGACGGGCTACATGGAAAAATGTTTTGGGAATATCTGGCAAACGATCTTTGGAAGTGATGCGTGGATTGGTGAAGAAGGAGTGCCAACTCAGGTGCTTACAAAAAGCAGGATGATGGTCTTATACTACGCCAAAATCTACAATCAATTCCACAAGTTCCTCATCCGCTCCACCGAGGAAGGCATGACTACCATGCGGATATGCGACGAACTGGAGCCTGTATTCAGCGACAACAAGAACGATCTAGAACTGAACATCATTCCGACAGAGATGGTGTCTAGTTATGTACAGTTCGACCATAGCCAGGGGAACGACAAAGGCCTTCAATATCCCATGCCATTCGTGAGAGGCAAAAAGTTAGAGCCTGCAGGCAAAAAAGGGCAAAGGGATGGCGACACGCCTCTTTGCGATATGATTATCGACGGGCCCACTGAAACTGATGACAGCGAAGACAAGGTGATGCCTGTTGCCTTCTATTTCGGAATGAGGCCTGTCAACTGGGAAAGAGAAGAGTCGGGTGCCGCTTGGGTCTCAATGCCCGTTGCCTCTCCGTTTAACGAGGTGATGGTCGTCAGGAAGCGCATACACAACCTGCCTGCTGAATTCTGGCGAAACAGCAAGCTGGCCTATTTGGGCAACTACGCGCTGGATATGTCGCTGACCGGCAAGAACGGTCTGTACAACACGAGGTATTCTAAAAACCATACCATTGACACTACCCAGCAGCACATCTTCAGCTTCAGAACAAAGAGGATTCTTGATGCGCGGAAGATCTTCGTCATCAATAATCAGAAGTATTATTGCCTGGAACTGAAATACACGCTGCAGGGCAAAGGGCTGTCTGAAATAGTTGAAGGAACATTCTACCCGATTCAGACAACCGTCGGAGCCACCGTGTACAATATTAGTGTAGCAGTGAATGTGGCGCGTAGTGGCGTTCGGGTAAAAGTTGACCAGATGCTGCAATATCCAATAGAGCTTACCTTGAATATGACTAGCAGTTCTGGCTCCAGTCAGCTTGTCATCCAGATGGATGCAGGAACAGACAGGGTGAACGTGTATGATCCTGAAATCTTCCGTTCAACGGAATTCAGAACGGTGTTGTCTCACCATCAAACGGCCGATACAGCCACATACAATATCATAACAACAATAGATTACCCGACTGGCGGATATGGGGGTGCAAGATAACAGAGTGCTTCATAAGCAGATTTAAGTTTTCATTATTAAGGTTTAATGCTTACCATGCCACTGCGTCTGTGAAGATGTGGTGGCTTTTTCGTGCTCCATGGTGATTGATTTCTTGGTTTCCTCCTTATTATATATAGACAGTTCACAAACCACGATGCAATTTGAATTCATCCATCGGTTTCTTCATCTATGGCATTCAGCTTCCTTTCTCCTGGTTCTCCATCTATGATATCGGTGGTGCATGCCGCTCCATCAACACTACCGTCATATACTAATGCTCCACAGCTGGCTTATCGTTGAGCGATATTAAACGCTGTCATTTTCATTTCCTGAAGACTTTCTGCACTGACGCTTTCTATTTTTCCTTTGCAAAGATAGCCAAGCCCGCACCCTGCAAGGACCACTCCGAATATTTCATCACAAAGTTTCGACACGCTTTCCGCATTTTCTTCTTAACGCCGAGGGCTAAAGAAAATGTGGTTTTTCAAAACTTTCCTTGAAATTCCTTGCATTCAGGTACTTTCCACTTCAGGCTCCTATATGCACGTAAAAATTACAAAAGCGCCCAGCGCTTCAAGTTTAACTTCAAAAAATTTAAAATTATGACAGCTTCAGTTTTAACATCCAGCATCAACTTCGAAATAAGCCGCAAGTTCCGCAGCAATAAGTTCTTCACGGTAGTAGTTAACGATTTCGACGGCGACACCTACGAATACGAGATAAAGGCCGAGAACCAGCAGGAAGCAGGAAGCATCGCTGAAGGCATCGCCCAGAACGAAGGAATCCAAATCAGTTACATCGAGGTTTATTAAACAAAATGTCTAACAATTAAAAATAAGAATTATGGAAACCAAGAAATCAATCATCATCGAGTTTGTAAAGTCTAACAAATCAGACGCCATGGTATGGAAAGTATCAATCCCCGGAAAAAAGAAGGAAACTTCCTTCTGCAAGAAAGCACTCTCTGCTATCAAGTACGCCTTCTTCCTCAAGGCACAGACGGGATTACCAGTAAACGACTACTGTCTGAGAACTGCCAAGATGGCCGTTCCTAAGACCGAAACCACCCCCAAGGCTGAATAAGCCTGGGGAGGTTTTCTTTTATGTCTCACTTTAAAATCATACAGTTATGAATAATCCTATGCTTATCACATTACAATTCGGCAAAATGAAAGCCAAGTATCCTGATGCTTTATTAATCTTCCGTAGAGGAGATTTCTACTGCGCACTGGAAGAGGATGCCGTGAAACTCGCTCAGTTGCTCGGCATCACGCTGACCAGGTATTCTTCTGATAGACACCGGGAAGCAATGTTCCCTGCCCATTGCCTCGACACTTACTTGCCCAAGATCATCAGGGCAGGAAACCGAGTGGCAATCTGCGACGCTGTTTAGCGTCGCTTCTTTTTTTTAGAACACCCCCCTGTATTTCAATATCAGCGGGTTCGCCTCCTTGATGTCCAGCGGCGTGTAGGTGTTCGTGATCAGCAGCGACGAGTGCCGTGCCTGGTCCCTCACGCTCAGCGGGTCAGTGTTCGCCCTGAGCATATTCGTGATGCCCGTATCTTTCAGAGAATAGAACTTATAGCAGGCAGGCAGCTTCAGGTCTTTCCGGACATGCAGGTTCCAGTAGTCCCGGAACTGCTTCTCGTCCCTCCTACCCTTCCCCGGCATGCACTTGTCAGAGAACAGGTAGTATTGGCTCGGATAGTCAAACACCTTCAGCTCTATCATCAGCCGCACAATATGGTCCGGCAGCGTCACCACCGAGTCCTGCCTGTTCTTCGTCTGCTCACCATGGAGCACCAGCGTCTTCTTCTCGATATGGAAATCCCCGATCAGCAGCTTCGACATTTCCTTTGGCCTCACAAACATATAGTGCAGAATATAAGCCGCTAACAGGAAATGCTTGTTCCTTTCCTCCAAGTAGTTCCTCACCTTCACTAGCACATCATCGGGGATGACAGTTCGGTTCTTCGCCGTCGAGCGCTTGATGCTGTGCAGACCGTCCGTTGGATCATCGTGGATATACCTGCGCTGCTTCAGCCAGCCGCAGAAAGTGCGAATCCACGACAGGTAATTATTATAGGTCTGAGTCGAGCAGTTCCGCTCGATCAGTATGTAGTCCATGAATTTGGCCAGCGCATACTCATCCAGCTGGTAGGGGTAGAAGATGTTGAGTCCGGACGTCTCCACCCATCCCTCCAGCATCTTCAGCCGCGACAGATACTCCCTGAGCGTATCTTCACGATAGGCAGAATCGTTGAACATCTTGTTCACATACTGCCTGTACCTGGTGCACACCTCCGGCCATGAGGTGAACTGCTGCCCCGCCTTTGCCTCCACAAACGGGTTCCACCCCCGTACCAGCTTCTGCGTCAGTTCCTCCATCAGCTGCTTCGCATACGCATTGCGCTCCCTCTGAGAGCGGAACCTGCCCAGCATCACCTTTTTGCGCTTCATTCCCCCAGTACCAGGATCAAACGCATAGAAATCCACATACGACTCCTTTCCCTTGTGATAGGTAGGAGGAGTCCAGTCCTTCACGCGGGTGTACCGCTTTTCCGATAAAACCAAATTTTTTTTATCCATTGCTTTAATTTTTTCTGCAACGGATGGTGAGACAATTTCCTGAACTTCGTCCTATATTCGTCCGAGTCAGTCCCGGCGACAAACGCGAAAACCGCCTGTAAAAGGCGGTTCTCTGCTATAGTATGTCGAGGTGACAGGACTCGAACCTGCGACAGCCTGGTCCCAAACCAGGAACGCTACCAACTGCGCTACACCTCGATTTTGCGGCTGCAAAGGTACAAAGTTTTTTTGTACCTTGCAAATTATTCCGCAATTATTTGATGATTCCCTGTTCTACGAAAATCTTCTTCAAAGCCTTCACGGCACGATCAACCTGCTCGTTGGTATGCGTAGCCATCAGGGCAAAGCGCACAAGCGTGTCCTGTGGAGCACAAGCTGGTGGAATAACAGGGTTGATAAAGACGCCAGCCTTGAAAGCAAGGGCCGTCACGAGGAAGGTCTTGTCAACATCGCGCACATAAAGAGGAATGATGGGGCTCTCGGTGTCGCCAATCTCAAACCCTTCTTCGCGGAAACGCTTCAGGGCGTAGTTCGTTACATCCCAAAGAGCCTGAATACGCTCGGGTTCCTGCTGAATGATGTGAAGTGCTTCCATTGCGGCAGCTGTAGCTGCAGGCGTATTGGAAGCTGAGAAAATGTAAGTGCGGCAGGTATGACGCAGGAAATTGATCGTATCGCTATCGGAAGCAATAAAACCACCGATACTTGCAAGCGACTTAGAGAAGGTTCCCATAATCAGGTCCACCTCGTCTGTAAGTCCGAAGTAATCGCAGACGCCACGACCTTGCTTTCCGAACACACCGATACCGTGAGCTTCGTCCACCATAATGGAACAGTTGTACTTATGCTTAAGCTCTACAATCTCAGGAAGCTTAGCCAAGTCACCCTCCATAGAGAACACACCATCGACAACAATGAGCTTAATGGCCTCATGAGGCAGGCGCTGAAGCACGCGCTCCAGGTCTTCCATGTCGTTGTGCTTGTAGTGAAGTTGTTTGGCAAATGAAAGGCGACGACCGTCCACAATAGAAGCATGGTCGCGATCATCGCAAATAATATAGTCGTCTTTGCCTACTACCATGGCAAGTACTCCCTGATTGACAGAGAACCCGGTAGAAAAACAAAGACAATCGTCTTTACCAATAAATTCGGATATTTCCTTTTCAAGTTGAACGTGCAAATCAAGAGTTCCATTAAGGAATCTACTGCCTGCACATCCTGAGCCATACTTATCAAGTGCTTTCTTTGCAGCATCTATAATACGCTGATCACCAGTAAGTCCCGTATAAGCGTTAGAGCCAAACATAAGCACTTTATGACCGCCCATTTCCACTTCCGTTCCTTGTTTACCTTCAATGGCGCGGAAATATGGATAGACATCTGCCTCCATATACTTCTGAGGCTCACGATAGAGTTTGTATCTCTCCTGTAACTGTCCCAT